ATGAGCACTATGCCTAAAAAACAAAAAAGAGAATCAACTATATATGAAGATGCTCAAAAAGAAAGGGCTGACTTACCTCACTATAAAGATATAGATGAGTTTTTAAATAAATATAATGTAGATGATGAAGGTAACTATACTCATCCTTCTATGAAAGATCAAGTAGAAGAATCTAAAGAACGTACAGAACAATTACGTAAAGATAACGAAGATCGTAAAAAGAAACTTCAAAGGACATAAAATGAAAATTATAAGAACGTATGAAACAGAAGGTGGTAAAGAATTACAATTATTTGTATGCCCTACTACTGCTCATCTTAAGTTTCAATTTGGTAGTGGTGGTGAACTACCTGAACAACTAGGTGGTCACTTTACATCAGAACGAGTAGCTGATGTAACAGCTCGTAGCTATTTATTAACAGCTCAACAAAAGAAACAATCTAAAAAAATAAATGAAAAACTAGAACTTACAAAGGAAGACTAAGTGGCTAGAGCTATTGAAAAAGCTTTTAGATCTTTTACAAAAGGTTTAATTACTGAAGCTAGTCCTCTTACTTTTCCTGAAAATGCTTCTCTTGATGAAGATAATTTTGTTTTAAATCGTAATGGTTCTCGTTCTAGACGATTAGGTATTGATTACGAAAATCTTTATCAATTAAATAGTACAAGTATAACAGCAGATAGTATAAAAGAGGGAAAGCAATCTTTTCATGTATGGACTACTCCAGGTGGCTCTACGTCTGTATCTATTGGTATTATTAGAATTGTTAATAAACTATTCTTTTTAGATTTACTTAAACCTAATCCTAGTGCTAATTTACTTAATAATGGTAATAGTTTAACAATAACAGGATTAAATAATGCTAAAATACAAACGGCTGTTATTAACAACAAATGTATTATTGTATCTGAAGATTTAAATTTACCTGTATTATTAACATATAATTCTACTACAGATACAGTTACACAATCTACTATTGATATTAAAGTACGTGATATATGGGGACTTGATGATGGTTTAGATGTTGATGAACGAATTGCTACATTATCTAATGATCATAAATATAATCTTCGAAATCAAGGTTGGTCTGAAAATATTGTAACTAATTCAGGAACATATACTGATGCTATAGATTATTGTAGAAATTCAACAGATTTTGGTAATGTATATCCAAGTAATGCTGATGCTTGGGTATTAGGTAAAAATAGTGACCCAACAAGTGGTGACTATGAAAAGTTTGATCCTGCTATTTTAAAGAAAAACGCAACATCTCGATTTCAAATAGCTAAAGGTCGTATTATTATAGATGCCTTTAATAGAGGCTCTAGTCGTCAAACTAATACAGATGTAACTGGTTTAAATACAGATCAAGAAACTGGTTCATTTTCAACTGTTGCTGCTTATGCTCAACGACTTTTTTATTCAGGTATTGTTTCTAATGTAACTGATCCTGATACTAAATCACCTAATTACTCAGGTTATATTTTCTTTACTCAAATAATAACATCAGACGACCAATTAGGTAAATGCCATCAAGAGACTGATCCAACAGATACAGCTTTAAATGATGTAGTAGCTTCTGATGGAGGTACTGTACAAATACCTGATTGTAGTAAAATTATTAAAATTGTGCCGTCTCAAGCTTCTTTATTAATCTTTGCAGAAAATGGTGTATGGGAACTTTATGGTGATACAGGTGGTTTTAATGCGACATCATTTCAATTAGGTAAAATATCTGATAATGGTGTACTTAATGCTGACTCTATTGTTTTTGTTAATGGAGCTTTCTTTTATTGGTCTAATGCAGGTATTTATATGCTTACACCTGATGCTGCAGGTGGGCGATTTAAAGCTGTTTCTTTATCATTAACAACTATACAATCATTGTATTTAGATATTCCTGAATTAGGTAAAGACCATTGTAAAGGTTACTATGATGAAAAGGAAAATAGAGTTCGTTGGTTATATAATAACAATAATGACACTAACTATAATACTAATAACTATATTAATAAATACAATAAAGAATTAATATATGATTTAACATTACAAGCATGGTATACAAATACATTTGCTGAATTAGAAACAAATTCACCTTATATAGCAGACTATATACAAATACCAGGTTATGTTATAGCTGAACAAGATACTAATGTTTTAGTAAATACTAATGAAGTTATAGTTACATCAACAGATGAAGTAATAATAACTATTGATACTCCTTTAAATAGAAGTTCTCAATTTAGTTATCTTACTATTAAAGGTACACAGTTTACTGTATCTAAATTTGCTAGTTTACAATTTAAAGATTGGTACACAGCAGATGGTACAGGAGCTAACTATTTAAGTTATCTTGTAACAGGTTACGAACTATATAACGACATAATGAGACGTAAACAAGCTCCTTATATTTTCTTCTATTTTAATCGTACTGAAGATGGTTATATTGAAGATGGTGCTAATTTATTATTAAAAAATCAATCTTCTTGTTTAGTTCAAGCACAGTGGAATTGGGCAAATAGTGTTAATAGTGGTAAATGGGGTACACAATTCCAAGCTTATAAATTATTAAGAAATTATATACCAAGTGGACCAGCAGATCCATTTGATTATGGTGATAAAGTAATTGTAACAAAGAATAAAATACGAGGATCAGGTAAAACTTTAAGTTTAAAAATAGAATCAGAAACAGGTAAAGATATGGTTTTATTAGGATGGGCAACACCTGCTATAACGCTTGATAGACCATAGTGATAAAGTAATATTATATGAAGAAGAAGGTAATGGCTACGTTGGTATTAGTTATGAACCTTATTTAAAGAAATATATAGTTCATATTGAATGTAAAGAATGGTCATTATCAACTTATAAACGATATAAAAAAGTAGGTGAAATTATTAAAAAGAAATTAAAAGAACGTGGTATTACAGAAATATGGGGATTAGCTAATGATCCTAAAGCTGTTAAATTTAATACTTTATTTGGTGCTTACCCTACTGGTGAATTAGCAGAAGTAGAAAGTGGAAAATATATGTATTTAGTTAAAGGAGACTTATAATGAGTGGTGCAGTAGAAGCTGTTAAAAATGTTGTAACTAGCGTAGGTCAATTTATGGGTAAAGAAGGTATATTAGGTCAATACTTAGGACCTATAGGTTATGTTGCTTCTGCTTATTCTATGTTAGAACAAAGACGACTAGGTAAAAAACAAGAGCGAGCAGAAGAAAAACGTGCAGAACAAGCTCGTATTCTTGAAGAAAAGAAACAAAAAGTAGCTGAAGCTAATATACAAAAACAACGAAGGCAGTTAACTCGAGAATCGTATCTTAAACGATCTAATATTATTTCTAATTTAGCATCAAGTGGTGTAGCATTTCCTGGTACTTCTGTGGCTAGTGGAGCTACTGGTTCTTTATTAACTCAAGAAGCTTATCAACAAGCTAACTTAACTGGTACTGAAATGGCAGGTCGTTCTATGAGTGATACAACTCAACAAATAGGAACATATGCTTCTCAAGTAGCTACTACTGGTATGCAAATGCAAGGTTATCAAAACTTAACTACTTTAGGTATGAATACTGCAAAAACTTTTGGAGTAGGTAATCCATTTGAAATAGCAAAAAGTGATCGTAAATTTACTTCAGATTATTTTGACACATTTAACATAGGATAATACATGGGATTTAGTTCAGACTATATTATTCCTCGCCAAAACGAAGAAACTAAAAAAGTTTATAATGAGGCTACTGCTAATGAAGAAGCTATTTATACTATAGGTATTAATGGTGACCCTAATTTTGAAGATATTAATCAACTTTCTCAAGATTTACAAGCAGGTACAGGTGATGAAAAGCTTGAAGAATTAGATAATATTAATAGTCAAAAAGATAAAAAACAACAACTAGAAAGTCTTATACAAATAATTGAGTCTGATGAATATGATCCTGCTACTAAAAAAGAAGTAGTAAATGGTTATAAAGATAATGAGTTTTATATAACACGTGATAAAAAACAAATGTTTATTGAAGATATTTCTACATTTACAGATACTATAGATGATGAAACTCAATCAGAACACATTAGTATTATTAATAATCAGATTAAAAATAAAGAAGATTTTGAAAGTATAAAACAAGAAAAAGAATATGCTAAGGAAACAATAGAACAACTTAGACTTCCAACAAATTCTATATATGAATCTTTACCTACAATACCTAAAACTAAAGATGGTCGTGTAGATTGGAAACAATGGGGTAAACAAACAACAGGTGAAACTCTTGGTATTCTTAACTTTTGGTCTAGTATACCTTATGCACTTACATATTTAAATACTCGTTGGGCATTAACTGCTAAACAAAAACAAGAACGAGGTGAAGTAAATTGGGAAGAAGTTACTGCTGATGCTGAACAAATAATGAAAGAAGCTGATAACTTATGGTATAAATTTGCAAGAAATATTACAATGGAGCAATATGCAGATAAATTAGGAGTAGGTGATGAATTTAGAGAAGCTGCTACTACTAAAGCATTAAGTAGTATACATGATGGTTTAAAGTTTTTAGGTAAAAAAGGTACTGAAGCAGGTATTTTTTCTGATCCTGAACAAGGAGCATTAATTATAGAAACAGCTTTAATAGGTTATCCAATAGTTAGACGAATGGGTAAAGGAATTAAAGATTCTTTTAATGATAACTTTGTTGTTGAAGAGTTTTTAGATGGTAAAACTGGACAATTTAAAAGACGTACAAAACGTAAATCAGATCTTAATAGAGATGAAAAGATTGTAGATGGTAGTCCTTTAGATACAATAGCAACTGCAAATCCTAAAGCAGGGGGAGAACTTTCTTTATCTGCTTTATTAGATCCTACAAATGTTATTGCTAGCCGTTTAAATAATAAAAAGTATAATATATTAAATGATACTATTTTAAATCAAGCAAATCCAATGACTTCTGATATTATTAATACACCTAATTTATATCAACGTATTACTAATATTACAAAAACATTTGAACAAAATTACAAAGACAATTATTTTAATCCTCTTGTAGTTAGACCTGATATAGTAGCAGATACTCTTAAACCTATACATGCTATAGAAGATAATTTTAATAATAAATTTCATATGAGTAAGTCTCCTATTGTTATCTCTAAAGATGGTGTACAAGGTAAAATGAGATTTGGTAAAGACCAAGATTACCTAATTTATTCTAGAACAGAAGCAATAGATATATATCAAAATCTAGAAGCTGCTCTTAAAGATCAATATAAAAATACAAAATATAAAGTTTATATTGAAGATTTAGAAACAGGCAAACAATATACTCCTAGTGATTTAAGAAAAGAAAGTAAGTTTTTCAATATAGAAGATTACAAACAATCTTTAGGTAAAGACGAATTAACTGCTGCTGATTTAGATAATTATAAAAAGAATTTAGAAGGTTCTGAACGTTCTCTTGCTGTAACTTTTGAATTTGATTTTAAATTTAATCCTTTAGATTTTTATTTAGAAAATAATAACTACCTTGTACCACAAACTACTTATTTAGGTAAAGATGTTACAAAATGGTTTACTGGTAGTTTAGGTCCTCATCTTGGAAGTTTAGGTGCTCAATTTAGTAATTGGTTATCTGAAGGATACCAAAGAGCTGCTGATAAATCAAATTACAATTCTAAAGTTATTGTAAAAGAAATGAATAAAATATCTAAAAGTCCTTATGGTGTTTTATTAAAAGATGTTTTAAATAAAGGATATGTACAACAGAAAAACTTTTCTAAAGATGAAATTGCTCAACAATATAGTAAATTCTTTTCATACTATAATAAAAAAGATAAAACTAGGATACTAAATGAAATTTATTCTGACTATGCTGTTATTAGAACTATAGCTAACTTACAACATTTATATGTTAATAAAATGGTTCGTAATGATTTAATAAGAAATGGATTTGATAAAGCTATTTATAGACGTGGTAAAAATGATCAAATGTTAGATCCTATTAATATTAAACAAGGACAACATGACTACTCAGGAGTAGAAAAAGCATTTGATTATGAAACAGGTACTGCTGTTGCTTTTCAATTTAGTAAAGTAAAAGATGGTATTCCTGTAGATAAGTTTGGTCGTAGAATTGTTTTATTACGTTATCCTAAAATTGAAGAAGGTACACAAAATTCTTATTTAGAATATGCTTTAGTAGATGAATCTAAGTTTGCTATTGATTTTTTACCTCAATCTATAGTTAAAAAGATTGATGGTTATATGCCTATTGTACATAAAGCTGAGTATTTTATTGAGTATGTACCTAATTTTATATATTTAAATGGTAAGTATATAGATAAGACTTTAAGTAATAATCGAATTTTATTAGAAAACTATACAGAAACTCTTGACTCTGCTTTAACAGAAAAAGATGCAGTTAAATTAAGAACGATGTATGAACAAGATGTTCCTAAAGCTGAACGTAAACAAGTTATACAAGGTGAAGAAGTTGTTGAACAAGTACCTTTATATAAAGTACGAGTAAGAAGAACTAATAATACAACACAAGATTTAGTTAAAGATCAAGAGTTATTTGAAGTTATGTCTAGACAAGGTAGAAGTAAATCTAGACGAATGAATAAAAACTTTTATGATGAAGGTATTGTTGATCCTTTAGAAGCTTTACAAAAGGCAACTGTTTCTCTTGAACGTTTAAATCTACTTGACGACTTTACAGCACAAGCTAGAGAAGGCTTTATTAAACAATATGAAGATCACGTTCCTAGAAATGCTGCAGGAGAACCTGTATTTCCTAGAACAGTGGAAGAACTTACTAATGAGTCTATTAATCCTGATGCGTTTAGAGCAGCAAAAAACAAATTATTGTATATGGAAAAACAACAAACTGCTGTTTCTAAAGGTGAAAAAATAATAGGTGAACAAATTAGTTACTTGTTAGATGAAATGGAAGGTTTTAAGTTAACAAGAGAAATATTAAAACGAGTACCTGAATTAAGAACATTAAGTGGTCGTTCTTTAACTAGAGCTACTAATCAAATGGCTTCTTTATTATTTATTACTCTTAACGCTTTACGACAGCCTTTTGTACAAACTACTCAAATACTAACTCATGTAGGTAGTAATATTGTTATGCCTCATCAAGCTATTGCAGATGTAGGTTTATTTACAGCAACAATGTTTAGATTAATGGCAGATGCTCCTGTATTTAAAGATACTATAGCAGGTGCTACAATTAAAGCTATTCCGTACACTATTATTGGTGGTGTTAAAATACCTGGTACTTCATTAAAGATTATGGATAATATAGCAGAATTTGAAGCTTATTATCAAGCATTTAAAAAGTCAGGTTTAGTAGAATCTGCAGGTTTAAATATGATGGTAGAAGATTTACTTCATGCAAAACCTAAAGGATTTAAACAAGATACTATAATTGATACAGCATTAAAAGGTCCTAAAACTGTTGCTACAGCAGCAGGTAAATTCTTTAATATATCTGAATTTGCTAACAGACTTTATTTTAATGGAGTAGCTTATAGATTAATGAAAAAGAAAAATCAAGGTACTATAGATATACTTGATAAAAAAGTACAAGAAGATATATTTTATGAAGGATGGAGACTTGCAGGATCACAAACACGACAAGGTTCATTTGATTTTCAACATGGTTTAACAAGTAGTTTGATGCAGTATTTAGCTGTAGGTCAAAAGATAGCTAATACTATGTTGCAAAATACAGCTACAATTATGACTCCTACTGAAAGAGCTAGAGTATTAATTAGTCAAGCTGTTATGTATGGTACTGCAGGTGTTTATTTAAATAATTTAATTGAAGAATTGCTACGTAAATATGCTAATCTTGATAGCGTTCCTATTGAAGTAGTTAAATATGTAACTATGGGATTAGCAGGTTATGGTTTTAGTACTTTAGTTGATAATGCTTATGAACTACTAACAGGTGAAGAAGTAGAACGTAAATCTCAATTACATTATGGTGGTTCTGTTACACCTGTAGGAGCATCTACAGTACCTTTTGCATGGGCAGATTTTGTATATGAAATGACTGATGTATTTACAGAAAAAGGTGCAAGTTTTAGATTTGCAGGTTTAAGTGGTATTAAAGGTATTTATGGTGCTGCTGAAAAGTTTGCTTTTTGGTTAGATACTAAAGAAACAACTAAAGAAGAGTTTCCTGAAGTACTACCTAGAATATTAAGTTTTATTTCAGGTATGAATAATATTACTAAGTCTTATATACAATTAGCTAGTGGTGATATTGTTACTTCTTATGGTAATAGTTTAGGATTAGAAAAAACTAGAGCTGAAGCATTTGCACAAATACTTGGTATTAAAACTGTTCAAGAAGATTTATTACGTAAAAACTTAATGGATAGTGGAAATCGTAATGAACATATTAAAATAATTGCTCAAGATTTACATAAAAAAATGGCAGAAGTTTATCTTAATCCTAATTTTGGTAATAATGATCCTGAACAACAAGGTGAAATGAAAATAGAATTAGTAGGTAAAATTTTAGGTATGTTACAAGAGAGTGGTCAATTTACTAAAGATGAAGTTCAAGATATTAGAAGACAAATAACAGCTCTTGATAAACGAATGACTAAAGGACGTTCTGCAACAGGTAGTATACTACAAAAACTATGGGAATCAAATAATGAAGAACTTTCAATAGATCAAAAGAAACAAATAGAAATATTAGAAATGAATCCTAGTGAAGGTGCTAAAATATTAATTAAAGAACTTGAAGATGCAGGTGCTAAACATAAACGAAGGGAATTTAAATAATGGGTAAATCATTTACAGACTCAATACAAGAAAGACAAATGCAACCATTTGTTAAGTCGCCTGTTGTCGACAAATCAGAAGGAATAGGAGACAAAACTACTTTAGATTTTATAGCTAATGTAGGAGATTTAGGAACAAAACTCTATAAAGATGTTAAAACTGATGAAGCTTTAACAGGTATAACACAAGATATTCGTAAAGAAATAGAAAACTATGAAATAGGTAGTCCTTCTAAAATTGCAGAAGTATCAGATGCTTTAGATAAATCTCAAATAGAATTAAGTAGAACTAATACAGGTGATAATGATGATGCTGTTGCTGCTATTATGCAAGATATTAATAGTCAAACAGAGTTTTTAAATAAAGCAAAATCACAAAATAGAATTAATGGTTTTGAATTTGATCAAAGAGTAAAAGGTATACTTAAAGATAAAGTTACACAATACCCTTATTTAAAACCTGAAATTATTGCTCATGCTAAAACTGTTTTAGATTTAGAAGGTATAGATAGTCGTATTAAATATGATGCTAAAATGGCTTCAGATAAAAATACAATGCAAGAGTACTATTTAAAACAGTTGTTAACAGATGCTAAAGATATAGGTATTGATACAAGTGCTTATGGTGTAGTAGGCTCACCTGATTATGATTGGGGTGGTCTTGAACGTAAAATTATGAAAAAACGTACTATGAAACAAGCACGACAAGAACTTAAAGATAGTATTGATTATAGTCAAGATATAGATAAAGCTAAAATAGAAGGAATAAAAGATACAGGTTTAGTTGAACAATTTACAATAGATCAATATGAAGATGACTTTGCAGCAATTACAAATTTCTTTACACCTAAAACTAATGAAAATGGTCAAGTTATACCTTTAAGTTCTGCTGATATTGCTAATGGTATTTTTAGTGCACAACAATATGTTGCAAAAGCTAAACGTGATATAAGAAGAGAGTTTGGTGCGTTTATGTCTTTAGATGGTGATATTAAAAACATGGTTGAGTTCTATGAAAAACAATTAGATGATACTATGAAAGAAATAACACCTTTAGTTGATGGTAAACAAATTAGTGGTATTCTTAAAAATAGAGCAGAAGCAGCTAAAGCTGTTAATGATTTTGATGCTGAAGCACTTATAGGTAATACAGAGCGTTATGTAAACTTTATAACAAGAATAAAACAAAATATGTTAGCTTTAGGATTTGATGAAAACGATCCAATGTTTGCAGGTTTAAATAAAAAATTAAATAAAATAGGTGCTAATTTTGAAAAAACAAATCCTGAATCTTACAATGGTTTAATTAAAAATATTGAAGGATTTAGTAAATCTCCCCTTGATGTTATTTTTGATATTCAATTACCTAATTTAAATGCTCAAACACCTGACGAGTTTACAAATGAAATGATTGAAGATGTTATATTTAAATTAGAATCTAATAAAGGTACTAACTCTGCAAAAGCAGCTATATATAATAAAGCAATAAAAAGTATGGCAGCTAATAATGTATCTATTGATAATCTTAATGCTATAAATCCTGAAATAAAAGCACGATATATTCAATTTATTGAAACTCAAGGAGTTCCTTTACTTAAAAAATCATTACAAGATCGTATAAATGCAGGTGATGATATACAATTACGTTATACTGCTAATGGTAAAATTGTTGCTTTTGGTAAAGACGTTACTGCTGACTTACAACAAAACATTATTGCTCCTTTAAATAATAGTTTACTTGCTTATACTAAACTTATGGAATCTGAAAATCCTAATGATTACTCAGGTCAACTACTAAATATGACTTTAGAAAGTGCAGAGCAAGGTGCAAATGTAAATCAAAATGCTTCAATAGATACAAATCAAAGTCCTAATATGGGACAAGTTATTAATCCTAATGATCAAGAACCACAGGTAAATCCTAATGCTAATATGGATACATCACAAGGAACTAACTTAACGACTGATAGTATTCCTGAAGGAGATCGAGGAACTACTACTAACGAAATAGGTCCTGATATGAATCAAGATACTCAACCTAAAGATGAATTTACTATAGATTTTATTACAGAAAAACTAGGTCCTAAAGAGTCTAAAAGAGGACATAGAGATAAAAATGGTAACTTAATTAAATCTTATCAAGCTGATAAAAATGGTGAATATGCTTTAGGACAATTTCAAATAAAACCTAGTACAGCTAAAAATCCAGGTTTTGGATTACCCTCTATTGATTTAGAAGAAAGTTCTATTACAGATCAAGCACAATGGGCACAAATGTATTTAAATGCTCTTTTATTAAAGTATAAAGGAGATAAAGCTAAAGCCTTAGCTGCTTATAATTATGGACCAGGTAACATTGATACTATGATAGAAAAACATGGTGATCAGTGGAGAACTAAAGTTCCTAAAGAAACTAGAGAATATATAAACGATTTATTATGATTGAGTGGAAAGACCTAGAATTTCCTCCTATTAATCTTTGGAATATTCCTAATGAGTACAGGTTTAATTATAGCAGTAGGTCTAATCTATTTAGGAGTTAGTTTAGAACAGTTTTGGTTAGGTAACTATGCGTTAGGCTTTATGTATTTTGGGTATTCTTTTGCAAATATTGGAGCTTACTTACTTGTACAATCCTCAGGGTAAATAGCTACAAAACCTTTAGGTAAAAACAAATAGTCTTGATGTTGACAGGATACATAATAGTCACTAGGCATAACTGTATTAAAATAACATTGTTGAATGTATTTAGTGGCATCAGCACATGACTCAAAGTTACCTATATAATTAGGATGATCTTTTATATAAATAACTAATACATATTCTAACATAATTTCCCCTTAAAAGAACTACCTGTAAGAGAGGAGGGAAAGAGGCATAAACTCTTACAGGTGTTCCCCAAAAACCCTAGTAAAAAAAGGAAGGAAAACTAGGGTACTTTAACTACCATTACTGGTATATCTAACTTCTGAGCAAGTTTAATACCATACTCAGTACCTTTACTTCTTGTATCCCATATTGCTAGTACTTTATCTGCATTACTTATCATTTGTTTAGTACGAACAAAAAAGTATTTACTGTTAAAATCAACAGTGGGATCTAATAAATGATACGGCAATATTTGTATAAAGTCAAGTCCATTATGTTCAGCATATAATTGACTAAAAGTATCTACTCCTTTAGCCCCTCCTGAAACAATAACTTGAGGTTTTTTAGTATGCTCTTTAAAGAACTTGTCAATAATAGGCATAACTATTTCTGCTTTATCTAAACTACGACTACCTATTATACAAACTCTCATTATATTTCACAACTTCCTGCTGTGCAAGCTAATGTTTGTTGTCCTACTGTATTATCGTCTTCTTCAATAAAGTCTAACCAATCTATGGTTTTAGGAGTACGACTTAACAACTCTTCATACTGTTCTTTAGTGCAGTCTTCATAGGGAGCTTGTTGATAGGATCCACCATCATGAGGTAAGAAAGAAACTCCACTAATCTCATTAAAGTGTTTCCATACCCAGGCTCCTACTTGAATCCATTCATCATCTTTAACAGATATAGTTACAGAAGGTTTATGTTCACACCAATGACGTTGATAAATAAGCCAGTTTTCTAATTGCTCTAAAGCTGTCATTCCATCTCTAAGTATAGCACCTTTGGGTGCTTTCATAGGAAAACTAAATACAGCCGTTATTTTACTTTTATCAAACAAGTCATCTTCTACTTCAATACCTTTGTTTTTTAAGAAGTCATATATAGGATCTGCTTTAGACATACGTATTCTTCTAATGTAGTAGTCATTGTGTCGTGTATGTATACCACTAGCAGAGTCAACAAGCTGAGACACAGTGCCGCTAGGCTTAACACAAGTAATTGACGTAGACACAGGAATGTCCAGTTTTTTAGCGTATGTTTCATTTGTTTTTCTTGCAACATCTCTTAACCTTTCTAACATTTTAGGATCAGGATTTGAAGTTAGTTTGCAATCCATAATACCTGTTAACGATACTCCAAGTAGTCTTTCTTCTTCTGTATTCTTAATCCAATCATGAGATAAGAATTGAAAGTTAGTAAGTGTAGATTGTATAGTGCCTAACAAAGTAGCTAGTTTTACTTTTCTAGTTAAAGACTCTTCTGTATCATTAGCACGAATAATAACTTCAGTTAAATTACAGAATTGTTTATCACGCAGAATAATTTCACTACAAGGATTAGTACCATAAGCTAAAGTAGGATCACGCCTTCCCCATTTGTTAGCTTGTTTTTGGGCAGCAACACGATTAAAAATACCTCGCTCACCTGATTTAGACTTAACTAAAGCTAACCATTCTTCCATAAACGTTTCACTATCAGGTGTTTCTGTATAAGCTACTGAGTTATTAGCAAGTCTACGATGTTCATCTTTTTCCCACCAAGCACCTGTTTTAGCATCTCTCATACGTCTATCTGTGAGATTACTTAAAGAGATTAAAGCTGATCGTCTTACACCTCCAACAACAACAATGTCACCAATCATACACATAATATCGTGTACTTCGATAGAGTTTAGTTTACGTCCTTTAGCCTCTACAAACTTGTTAATAACAAATTTAAATAGTTTTTCTAAGGGTCCTGGACCACTAGCTCGACCTCCAAATGTTTTTAGTCTAGCTCCTAGTGGTCGAATATGTGAATAGTCAATCTGTGGTATATCTCCTTCCCAAAGACTGGATAACAATTTCTTGAAGGCTTTCGCCCATCCAAGTTTACTATCTCCAACGACAATAATGTCTTTGACTTCTGACATTTCAGTGGGTACTGCAGGTAGCTTGTTAATCTCTTGTCGTTCACAACTAAAACCAACACCAGTACCATTCATTAGAATATAAAGAGCCTCACTAAAAGCACGTTTATTATTAATAGCAAGGTAAGAGCAATTATAAGCAGCAATATTATCTCGCTCTACAGCTTCTCCTGCTGTCATTAATAAACGCATAGAAGGCATTACTTCTAAGTTAAGAACAGCCTCTCTAACTTCTTTTAAGTCTTTCTTTAATTCTGGTGCTTTACTTTCTAAATAGTTTACCAATCTATCTACAGTTTCATCCCAAGTTTCTCTACGTTTTTTCTCAGGAATATATCTAGAATATCTAGACATAGCAATAACGTCTTGATATACCGATGGTAAATTAATCATCCTCATTCTCCTCATTTAAATCAATAGTAAATTCAGATACAAGATCTTCATACTTATCTTCTATCTTATCCATAAACCTAGCAATTAATTCTTTTGAATCAATGTCTAGTATCTCTAGTAAGTCTACCTCACTAAATGTTTCTAGCTGTTCAGCTAATTCTTCAATAGTAATCAATGTAGTTCCTCCGTAGTACTTTTACCAATCTCATATTCAGCAAGTAATGCCATAGCTAAGTAATTGATAGCACCAAGTAACTCACGCTCATACCAGTCGTAGTTATGACCGACTCGATTACGGACTGCCTCTTCTAGTTTCTTCTGTGCCTGTCCTGTTAGAAAACCACGTCCATGTAGTCTAGTAATGTTAACCCAAGGCTGTAACATAAAGTCATCACCATCACCATGTCTTTCATTACCTTTTCCATTTGTAACTTGTTCTACTGCTTTTTTATATATTGTTTCTAATGGGTGCATTACTTATACTCCTTCATTAAATATCTTAAACTAACTGCCATCTCATCGAAAGCACCATTATCTACTTCATGTAACATATAGATTCCTCTCCAGTGATTATTACCTTGTGAGGATAGATAGTCTTCATTATGTAGATAACAACTACCTGCTATAATACAAGTAATCTCAGTGCCATCTGCTTTTCTTGCATAGGCAATCTGCCGTCCTTGTTGGTGTCCTGCAAAGCATGACATGTGCTTTTTATTAATGAGAGCCTGTGCTGATGTAACTGGTCTTCCCATGACACCACTTGCAAAATAATGTGAGTAAGCAACACCATCGACCACAACCACGTCAAGAAAAGGATACACCTCCCAACCATAGTGTTCATAGTTTAGATCTCCTATACTAATTAAATCTTCAAGTTTACGATCTGTGTTAATCGCTCTATCTATTCTATCTTCATGATTACCTAACGTCAATATCATACGAGGTCTGTACATCTTCTTTTTATCTTTACGCTGTCTATCTTGGTAGTCCCATAAAGGACCAAGAAGTAGTTCCATTCCTGTGTGAACAGATTTAACATCTGCTTTATATGTACGTCCTTCAAATGATTTCTTATTTGTATCATAACTTGATAAGCTAGGCATATCAGCAAAGTCACCTATACATACAATAACATCAGGTTGTTTAGCTACTATATAGTTACCAATACAATGTAAATAAGATATATCTACTTTAGGTTTAACTTGACAATCAGGTATCACTAAATGTTTCATGATAGATCTCCTCCATCTTCTCTAAATAAATTAAGCTCATACTCAGCTTCAGTAATTAAATCTACGTGCATAAACCCTGCTTTTATTAAATCATTAAGAGCATAGTTAAACAAATAGGCAGCTTCATCTTTGTTCACTTCAACTTCAAATTTAAATGAACCATCTTTATTCTTTGAGCATTTCTTTATATGCACTTATCCAATCCTTTCTAGCATCTAACCATTCAAAGTTATTCTTTGTTGCCCATTCACTATAAGATGTTTTACTACCTTTACGTAGTTTAACATCAGCATTTTGAAATAAAAATATAATCCGTACATTAGGATTACATTCTTTAAACCATATCATTTTCTTACGAGTCTCTAAATCTAGTTTACCTTTTGTTTCTAAATAAACTCTTGCTTTACCTGTTTTAAAATCAGGCGTATATGTACGAATTATAATGGGTTGTTCGTATTTGTACGAGTCACATTCATACTGACAAGTCTTGTATTCTTTTATTAACTGTTCCCAAATACTACGTTCAAATTTACTTTTGAAGTTTGGCAAAGCGTTCTGTAAACGTTTCGTTTTCATCTCGTAATATCCATAAACAATTAGCGTTCATTAAAAACTCTTCATCATTACCATACATATCTCTGACTACATTAAACATTTCTAGTTCTGTTGTGTATGGTTTTAATATTGAGTTTGCTTTTTTATCTCCAATCTTTTCTATGCCTCGTATGTTGTCTGTTCGATCTCCTTTAAGGCATTGTTCATAGAATAGTTTAAGTCCTTCTATTTCAGTAATCTCTCTGAATGTGTGTGGTTTTTTCCATCCTTTACCACTAATTTCCCATGAGTAATGTTGTCCAGGGATCTGTAATAGATCCTTATCTAAACTACAAATTACTGTGTCTTTAGTCTGATTTATTCCTAGAGCATCATCTGCTTCTAATCCTATAGGTGCGAGTTCTGCATTTTGTTCCTGCATCGCATAGTCTCTACAGTTATCCAGATGTATAGGTTTAGGTTGCTTTCTATTAGCTTTGTATTCTGGGTAGATTTGTTTACGAAAGTTCTTTTGACCTGATAGGTAAGCTTTGTACGCTGTAGCTCCTGTCATCTCTAATATCTGATCAAGTAATTCATTCTGTCTGTATATAGCTATTCCTACATCATCGTTTTCTGCTGAAGCAGCACAACGATAGCATACTATATCCATATCAATTAGAGCTAACATAATGAGAGAAGATGTCCCTAAAAAGGAACATCATCCTCAAAGTTATCTACTCCACCATCAGCTTTGTTAACAGTAGTATTACCCATAACATAATCTTCAAACTCTTTTGCAAGAGATAGAATGTCGTTGCTTGAAGGAACATTATTACTTGCTGTTAAAGCACTGACTGCTGAAGAGATAGATGACTGACGAACAATCATTACTTGTCGTACTGCACGTTCTTCTTTGGTTTCATAGTTAGAACCTGTAACTCTAGTATTGCTATTAGATTTACTAGGTTGTGATGATGGTGATGCACTAGCTACTGGTACATCTCCTAAGCCAATCCATTCCCAATAACCTTTTTCGTTTTTCTCAGCTTGTATATGGACTGTTGCACCTTTCTCCCATGTTAAAGCTTGTTTGTAAACGTCAGGGTTTTTGAATGACATTAACTTCTTTTGTTGAATTTGCCCATTCTCATTCTTGTATGCAACTTCAATCATTTCATATGATCTACCATTAGCACTAGCATGAGTGGTGGGTTGTCCTACATCAATTACGCTTATCTGCATTTATTACCTCCATTGATCCCCATGTGGGTCCTACTTGACACTCGACTCTCATAGGTAAGTTAAACTCTTTCCCAAATAATTTGTGAAAGTTATCTGGAAC